GGAGGAGGAGGGCGAGCAGGTCGACGACGTTGGCCTGATGGCGCGTCGCGAGGAATACCCGGCACCCGCGCCCGATGGTGTCCGCGTGATCGTCGCCGCCACCGACGTGCAGCACGACCGCCTCGAGACGGAAGTGGTCGGCTTCGGTGAAGGCGAAGAGAGTTGGAACGTCGACTACCGCGTGATCCGCGGCGACACCTCGCAGCAGGGCGTTTGGGACGACCTCGATGCGCTGCTCGATCATCGCTATCGGCACGAGACCGGCGTCGAGCTGCATATCGCCGCGATGACCGTCGACTCGTCGGACGGCTCGCGCACATCGGAGGTCTACGACTACTGCCGCCGTCGCCAGCATCGCCGGGTGTGGGCGGTCAAAGGTGTCGCCGGCACGGGACGGCCGATCGTCGGCCCGCCGAAACGCACGAAGGTCGGCCGCCAGACCACGCCGACGCCGCTCTGGAACATCGGCGTCGACGAGGCCAAGAACCTCATTTACTCGCGGTTGCGCCAGACCGAGCCCGGGCCTGGCTACTGCCACTTCCCGGTCGAACGCGACGAGGAATACTTCGCGCAGCTCACGGCCGAAAAGAAAGTCCGCAAGTATCGCCGCGGCTTCCCGCACGACGAATGGCAAAAGCAGCGCCCACGTAACGAGGCGCTCGATTGCCGCGTCTATGCGCTGGCGGCGCTGCGGATCCTCAACCCTGTGATGGACAAGTTGACCGGGCAGAAGCAGCCCGGCCAACGCGCCGCACGGCGAAAGAAGAAGTCGAGCTACTGGGATCGCTGATGGCCTACACGCAAACCCAACTCGACGCGCTTGAGGAAGCCCTCGCCAAGGGCGTGATCGAGGTCAGCTATGGCGACCGAAGCGTCAAGTACCGATCGCTGCGGGAAATGCGCTCGCTGCGCGACGAGATGCGCCGGGCGCTCGGCAAGATCAAACGCACGAACCGCCGCAAGATGCAGGTCAGCAAGGGGCTGTGATGAATTGGTATGACCGCTTGCTGCGCGACTGGTCTCCACAGCGGTACATGCGCCGCCAGCGGCTGCGTGCCTTTGGTGATGCGACTGCCCAGGCGGCGGGCATTGGCAAGCGCTACGCCGGTTACGAGGGTGCGTCGACCAGCCGCCGCAAGAAGGACTGGAAACCGACGGCGAGCGATCCGACCACCATCGCCCGCATGGATCTGGCGAGCCTGCGGGCGCGCAGCCACGACTTGCGCCGCAACAACGCCTACATCACTCGCGGCTTGTCGGCCATCACCAACAGCACGGTCGGTACGGGCATCGTTCCGCGCATCCGCGCCCGCGGCACGCGCCGGCGTGGCGCGGACCGCAATCGCGAGCGTGCAGTGGAGGCGTGGCACGAGTGGGCCGAGACCCGCGCCTGCGACGCGGACGGCCGCCACAACTTGTATGGCCTGCAGGCGCTCGCGATGGACACCGTGGCGGAGGCCGGCGAGGTCCTGATCCGCCGCCGCTTCCGCCGGCCAGAAGATGGGATTCCGCTGAACCTCCAGCTCGAAGTGCTCGAGCCCGACTACATTGCCACCACGATGTACGTCGCCTCGGAGGTGCCGCGCGGCAACCAGGTCATTAACGGGATCGAGTTCGACCGCATCGGTCGGAGGGTGGCGTACCACCTGTACACCAGTCACCCGGGCCGCAGCATCGGGCCGGTGCCGACGTCCGCGGGCGTCAAGCGTATCCCGGCCGAGGACATCATCCACCTGTATCGGGTCGACCGCCCTGGGCAGGTGCGCGGCGTGCCGTGGACGGCGCCGGTGATGATCCGCATGCACGACCTGGACGAGTACCAGGACGCGCAGCTGAGCAAGCAGAAGGTCGCGGCCTGTTTTGCGGGCTTCAAGCACGGCGGCGCGGTCGACGCAGACGAGACCGAGGACGAGGCCGAAGAGGCCGAGAAGCTCGAGCCTGCGATGCTCGAGCGACTAGCGCCCGGCGAAGAGATCACGTTTGGCAATCCGCCCACGGTCGGCGACTATCCCGAGCACGTGAAGATGGAGCTGCGCGCCGTCGCCCAGGGCCTCGGCGTTACCTACCAGCAACTGACCGGCGACCTCTCCAGCGTCAACTTCTCCAGCGGCAAGATGGGTTGGATGGAGCATGAGCGCGCGGTCGAGTCTTGGCGCTGGACCATGCTGATCCCCGTCATGTGCGGCGGCGTATGGGACTGGTTTAGTCAGCAGGCCGAACTATTCCTGGGCGTGAACATCGAGGCCCTCAACGTCGGCTGGACGCCGCCCAAGCGCACGATGATCGACCCCACTAAAGAGATCCCCGCCACGCGCGACGCGATCCGGTCTGGGCAGATGACGCTGTTCGAGGCGCTGCGCGAGCGTGGCCACGACCCGCGCGAAGCGCTGTCGGAATACCAGGAAGCGAACGCGCTGCTCGACGAACTCGGCATCGTGATCGACAGCGATCCCCGGCACACGGCGTCCAGCGGCAATCGCGTAGAGGACGTGCAGCAAGAGGACTCGGCCAATGCCGAAAACTGAACGCAAAGAAGTCCAGATGCCCGTCCTGCAGGTCCGGGCCGATGTTCAATCCGTCGACGAGGACAAGCGGACAGCTGAGGTCATCTGGTCGACGGGCGCGCGGGTGTTGCGCATGCGGTTCTTCGACGACCCGTTCTACGAAGAGCTGTCGATGGAATCGAAGGCCATCCGCATGGACCGCCTGACCAGCGGCCGCATGCCGTTGCTCAATTCGCATCGCAGCTGGGATTTATCCAGCGTCATCGGCGTGGTCGAGAGCGCCAGCGTCACGAACGGGGAGGGCCGGGCCACCGTTCGTTTCTCCGAGCGCGAAGACGTCGAGCCGATCTGGCAGGACGTGCGCAACGGCATCATTGCGAACATCAGCGTCGGGTATCGGGTGTACCGCTACCGCGACGTCACCGAGCAAGACGACGAGTTCCAGGTCCTACGGGCCATCGACTGGGAGCCGATGGAGATCTCGGCTGTCCCCATCGGGGCGGACGAAGCGGCAGGCTTCCGCTCCGATGGCAACACCAATGCCTGCCGAATCGAAGGCGCTGAACGCGTCGAATCTCCTGAAACAGAGGAAACCAGCATGCCACGCGATAACGAGCAGCATCGTGGTGCGCCCGCGGAGACGGAGGTCGACGCGAACCGCACCCCCGAAACCCCGGCCGAGCCCGAGCGCACGGCCGCCCCGAACCCCCAGGACGTGAGCCGTGCCGAGCGCGAGCGCGTCCAGGGCATCCACAAGGCCGTGCAGCGCGCTGGCCTTTCGTCCGAGAAGGTGAAGGCCAACGACGGCGAGCGATCGTTCGCGGACGATCTGATCGAGCGCAACCTGTCGCTCGACCAGGCACGTGCGGAGATCGGCGACAAGCTCGTCGAGCGCCAGGAGCAGCGCAGCCCCGAGATCGAGCGCCACGTCGACGTGGTCCACGATGAGACGGACAAGTTCCGCGCCGAGGCCACCAGCGCCATCCTCATGCGCGCCAACGTCGAGAAGGTCGACATGGCCAACGGCATGCGGGGCTTCGGACTGCTCGACTACGCCCGCATGTGCCTGGACCACGCCGGTGTTCGCACGTCGAACATGAGCAAGGACCAGATCGCCCGCGCGGTGCTGACGCACACCACCAGCGACTTCCCCAACATCTTCGAGAATGCGATGCACAAGACGTTGCTCGCGGCCTACGAAGGGGTCGAGCTGACGTGGGGCCAGTTCTGCGCTGTCGGCGATCTGTCGGACTTCCGCCCGCACCTGCGGTATCGCATGGGCTCGTTCGGCCGCCTGCAGGGCCTCAACGAGAACGGTGAGCTCAAGCACACCACCATGCCGGATGCGGAGAAGGAGTCGATCGCGGCCGACGAGAACGGGCTGATCGTCACGCTCAGCTACAAGATGCTCGTCAACGACGACATGGGCGCGTTCATCAGCGTGGCCCAGGGCCTCGGCCGCACCGCGGCCCTGTCGGTCGAGGAGGACGTGTTCACGCTCCTGACCTCCAACCCGACCATGTCGGACGGCACGGAGATGTTCCATGCCGACCACAACAACCTGGCCGGATCGGGCGCGGCGGTCAGCGTCGCCACCCTTGGCGCCGCGCGCGCGGCCATGCGCAAGCAGAAGGACCCGGGCGGCAACAGCTACATCATGCTGACCCCGTCCATCCTGCTGCTGCCGGTGGCGGCCGAAGAGGAGGCGTGGGCCGTCATCAACTCGCCGACCGACCCATCGAAGACCAACAGCCGGGTCGCCAACCGCGAGCACAACCGCTGGACGCTGCTGTCCTCGCCCTACCTCGACGAGGCTTCGGCCGCCGCCTGGTACGCCTTCGCGTCCCCGGCGCAGGCGCCGGCGCTCGAAGTCGGCTTCGTCAACGGCCAGCGCACGCCGGTGGTCGAGACCGAGGGCGCGTTCGACTCGCGCGGCATCAAGTACCGCGTGACCCACGACTACGGCGTCGCCGAGCGCGACTACCGGCCGGCCTACAAGAACCCGGGCGAGTAAGCACTAACGCCCGATCGGCATGAGTAAGCGGCCCCGCTCCGGCGGGGCCGCCTCGTTTCCGAATCCGAATCCTTCAAGAGGACAGGACCATGACCAAGAAGTACGAACAGGCGGGTGAGGTGCTCGACTACACCAACAGCACCGGCTCCGACATCAGCGCGGGCGACATCGTCGAGATGCAGAACGTCGTCGCGGTCGCCCTTGAAGACATCGCCGATACCACGACCGGCTCGGTGAAGGTCACGGGCGTATTCCGCGATATGCCCAAGGAGACCGGCACCGCGTGGGTCCAGGGCGACGAGCTCGACTGGGATACGTCGGTCGGCGTGTTCGGCAAGGGCATCACGCCCGCAACCGGCGACATCACCGGCTGCGCCATCGCGGCCGCCGATGCCGACTCGGCCGACACGACTGGCAAGGTCTTGCTGGCGCGTATCCCGGGCACCATCAACTGATTGGTGACCCGTGACTGACGTGTTCGCCGACATGACGGCCGACTCCCTCGCGGCAGTGGGGGAGTCGGCCGTTTATACGCCGACCGGAGGTAGCGGCCAGGCGGTAGACGTGGTGCTGTCCGATGACGTCGATTCGGTCGGCAGCGAATTAGGCGTCAACGACTACGGCACCACCATCGACATCGCCCGGTCGGCCGTCGAGCAGCCGGCGCACGGCGACACGGTTGAGATTACCGACAGCGACAGCCCGTACCACGGCACCACGTTCACCGTGCATGAGGCGGTCTGGCGCGATCAGTACGTCACCCGCGTATCGGTGATGCCATGACGCACCGCGCCGAGCAGATCATGCAGGCGGTGGTGGCGGCCGTCACCGGCCTGGCGACCTCCGGCAATAACGTCCACCGCGGGCGCGAGTATGCGCTGCCATCAAACTCCAAACTGCCCGCACTGCTCGTCTACATGGGCAGCGACGAGCCGCTGCGCGACGACAGCGCCTGGCCGCGGATGTACTCGGACCTGAACGTCGAGGTCGCGATCGCACGCAGCATCGAGCCCAACTACGAGGCGCAGTTGCTCGCCTCGCGCGCCGAGGTGACGCAGGCCCTGCGCGCCGATTACACGCTCGGGCTGCCGTTCGTCCAAGAGATCCAAGAGCGCGCGGCCGACGAGCCGGATTACGAAGGCGACCCGCCGCGCGTGGTGTTCTATCGCCTGCCGTGGGCCGTCCGCTATTGGCGCCCCTGGGACGACCCGGGCGCCTGACCCTTACCGTTCCCGTACCAAGGCGCGACCGCGCGCGTGTGCGCGCACGTGCGCCGGAGAGAGCTATGCCGAAGCGCACCGAGCGGACCCGCACCGGCGGGACGCACCACGTAACCCCCAAGCGGCGCGCCCGCACCGCGCCGACTGAATCCACCGAGGAGAAGCGCGATGCTGACCAGTCGAGCGATCATCGCGGCGAAGGTTGAGTCCGCGTACAACACGGACGCCTCGCCCGCACCCGGCACCGACGACATCCTCGTCCAGGATCTGTCGACCGGCCTAGCCGAGGGCGCGCGGATGCAGGAGCAGCCGTACGTCCGCCCGAGCCTGGGCACCAAGCCGCACCTGTACGGCGGCAGCCTCATGCAGCTGCAGTTCACCGTGCCGATCAAGGGCTCAGGCACCTCTGGCGAGGCCCCCGAGTGGGGTGTGCTCATGAAGGGTTGCGGCTTCGCTGAGACCGTCAACGCCGACACCGACGTGCAGTACGCCCCGGCGTCGGACGGCCATGAAAGCCTCACCATCTACTACTGGCAGGACGGCCACCAGTACAAGCTAACCGGCGCTCGCGGCAACCTCTCGCTGACCGGTAACGCCGGCGAGACCGGCAAGCTTCAGTTCACGTTCACCGGCCACGTTACCGGCCCGATCGACCAGCCGCTGCCGAGTTCGCCCGCGTTCGACGCCACCGAGGCGCCCATCGTCAAAGGCGCGAGCATGACCGTGGGCGGCGACACGCTGGAGATCGCCGCGCTGTCGCTCGACGTCGGCAACGAGATTGCCACTCCAGCGGACATCTCGGCCAACGATGGCTACGGCGAGATCCTGATCACCCGCCGGGACATCAACGGCTCGATCGACCCCAAGGCCGTACTCGTCGCCACGCACGACCTGATCGGCAAGTGGCGCAGCGGCACCAGCGAGGCCATCAATACGGGCGAGGTCGGCGGCACGGCCGGCAATCGGTGGAAGCTCGAGATGCCCAAATGCCGCTATCGCGAGCCCTCGCAGGGCGATCGCAGCGGCGTTCTCACGCACGAGATGACCTTTGGCGCCCACGAGGATGCGGGCGACGACGAGGCCGTGCTCACGCTCACCTAATAAGGAGGCCCCATGGCCCTGGAACTCGTCGAGGGCGTGGATCCGTTCTGGTACACGCCCGAAGCACAGCAAGGCGAAGACGTCGAAGAACCCGCAGCGTTCTACATCCGCCCGCTCACGCAGGGCCAGTTGCACTACGTCTTCCCCGAGATCGCGACCGACGACGACGGCCTGATCAAATCGATCAGCGGTAGCGGCATCAACTACCTGCTCAAGAAGGGCGTCACCGACTGGCGCAATGTCACCGATGGGCAGGGCCATGCCGTCAAGTTCAGCTCGGTGCGGCTTCTGCGGGTGGATATCGGTGTACAGCAGGAGTTGGCGGGCAAGGTGTTCGACGCCTCCATGCTCGCGGAGGATGAACGAAAAAACTCCTGATCGCAGTCGAGGTCGCCAAGGACGCGAAAAACTTCGACTGCGGCAACTGCCCCTGGGGTCGCTACTGCGACCACGCGCAAGAATGGCCGGGCTCCAACGGCCCGGCCCCGTTCCCGATCTGGGACATCGAGCACCGCGGCGAGGCCGTTCTCAAGAACAGCCACGTGTGCCCGCTGCCGATGATCACGGCCGACAGCAACGCGCTGCTCGCGTTGCACCGGCACTGGCAGAGCGGGCGCATGCCGTACAGCGGCGGCGTGCGCGAGCAACCGGCCAAGTTCATCGCCGCGATGGACGTACTGGACGACGGATTCCATGGCGCGACCTGAAGCCCGCTACATCATCACGGCCGAGGACCGCACCAAGCGGGCCTTGCGCGCCGTGCGCGGCCGGTTTGATCACCTGCGCCGCCAGGTGTTCTCCCTCCAGGGCGCCGTCGTCGGCCTGGCCGGCGCCGGTGGCTTCGGCATGATGGTCAACGCCAGCCTGCGCCAGGCCAAGGAGAATCAGCGCCTGGCCGACACGTTCGAGGCCAACGTGCAAAACGTCTCTGCCTTGAGCCAGGTCGCGGAACGCTATGTCGATGGCGGCGGCGAGCGGATGCTCGATTCGCTCGAAGAGCTATCGATCCGTCTGGGCGAAGCGGCGGCCACCGGCTCCGGCCCGGCCGTTGACGCGCTCGAGACACTGAACCTCGAGGCCGACCGCTTGGCCCAGGTGCCGGTCGACCAGCAGATCGGGCTGATTGCCGAAGAACTGCAAAAAATCGAGGACCCCGCGCAGCGCGCCGCGGCCGCCTCCGGCCTGTTCTCGGACGAAGGCGTACGCCTCTTGCCGGTGCTCACCGAGAACGCCGACAA